TCGATGTCGAGGAGGAACCCTGTGCGTTCGATGTAGGAGCAGACAGCCGCCAGTTCATGCTCCTGACGAATCAGGTTCTTCGACTCACCGGGAACCAAAGGCATCAACTTCCGGTACAGCCGGAAAGCCAACACCGGGTCTACGCCGGCGTAAAGTTCGTACTGCGGATCGTCTAGAGGGACTATCTTCCAGATGTGCGCTTTGGTGGTTTTGTGCTGCAACCGCAGCACATTCATCAGACCTTTAACCTCGTCAGCGACATCCGGGTCGATGTGGTGCCGTGTCAGGTCTTCCAAAGACAACCCCACCCCGCCTTCTTTGACGCCCCGTGGGTCTGTCAGGTGGGCAAGGATGCGGGTATCAATGACTTTAGGCCACAGCGTTTCCATCGGCACGCCGAGGGCACGGTCGAACACTTGAAGGTCGTAGGAGGCGTTCTGTAGCACCATGCGGTTGATGTTTTTGAGGGCGTGTCTGGCGGCGTACCGGAACTCGCCGCCTTTATCTACCGGAACAACCCACGATTCGTCGTCGGTGCCGAACTGGACGAGGCGGCAACGGAACGACCCGTCCGAATAGATATCAAGCCCTGTGGTTTCGGAATCCACCCCTACCAACGGTTTGCCATCAAGGAACCTGTGCAGTCCCGGTAGTTCGTCGGGGGTTTCCACCACGTTGACGAGGACGGTGGTGCCGTCAACGATGCGTTTGTGCTGTTTCACTGTCCTCCTTTGGGGGAGGGGCTTTTTGGACCCCTCCCCCATCCACGGGGTTAGAAGAAGATCGGCTGCTCGTTGCTGCCATCGGGCGGGAAGTAGCCCTTGAACGGTTTCCCTGTCTTCTTGGAAACCTTGGACACGAACGTCCAACCGGGCGGGCATTCCGGGGCTCCTGCGGGCGGCTCCTTGGCACCTTCAGGGGCGGGACGAGCCGGGGCCGAACCTGCCGGTGCGGCAGCCTGGTTCTTCGACCCGTAAGCCGAATTGGCCTTCGCCACAACCTCGAACAGTTCAGCCAACTGCTTCTGCCGTTCGGGCAGGGTCAGGTCGGCGTGGGCTGCCTCAATGCTGGGGTAGTCCACGGTCGTCCACGAGTCGGAGTATCCGGCACCGGACTTGAAGGTGAACCGCACCTGCTTCGATGCGGTGTCCCCGGTTTCGGTGACTGCGGTGTCCTCATCCCACGGATAGTCGGTCAATTAACGTGCCTTTCTTTGTGTTCTTTTTATTGCTGTATTCCGCTGCCAGCGGAACAACCTCATTTACCGAACGGGGCAAGCACCGTTGGCGCATTCCTCGTCCACACCATCGGCCACCTGCTTAGCGACAGCCGACTCGTACTCCCACCGCTCAAGACGCTCATACGGCGCTTGAGGCATCGACGCCTCAGGGAAGATCGTTGAGCCTTTGATCTGACCTGCGAACGCCAACAACTGTTCCTCGACGTGGGATGGCTTGTACTGCAACGGATCGACGTTCGCCGTGAAACTGACGGCGTTGTCGGCCCAGTGCTGCTGGTACAGGCGTTGGAACGCCAGCATCTTACTCAATGTCAAGTCGTTGGCAGCTTCAACGAACTCCTCGCCGGCGTCCCCGTAGATGTCGGTGACAGCCTGGACGAGTGTGTCTTTGGTGGGGATCGCCACGACAGCGGTGTTCGCCGCGTACATGTCGTCTTCCACCAGATACCCTTCAGCCCGGTATTTTTCGATGGTGGCTACCTGATCTGGGTCCACCTTCGACAGCCGGATACGTCGGATGAAGTATTTGGCGAAGATCGGGTGGATACCCTCAGACACACCCGCCAGTTTGGCGATAGTCCCGGTAGGTGCGACGGTCCTCTTTTTGACGGGCACAGGGATTCTCAGTTCGTGGGAGAAAGCTTGTGCTTCGTTATCGACGGTGATGGACAGTTGCCGCAGCAGCGACTTGAAGTGATCGTCGCGTGGCGCTTCGCTGTACCAGTTACCTGTCATGGCGAGGTAGCTGGCGACACCGAAATGCCCGACACCGATGCGCCGGTTGCGGTCCAGCACTTCCCGACTCTTGGGGTCGGACACTTCACTGAAGGTGGCCCTGATGAGGAACCGTGTCATCAACCTGTGGGCGTGGTGCATCAAGGTGGTGTCTACTGACCCGTCACTGTTGACGAACGCGGCCAGGTTGACATGCCCCAGGTTGCACGGCTCCCACTCCTGCAACGTGATTTCCCCGCACGGGTTGGTACACACCACCCGATTCGGTTCACCCACGTTCGACAGCGACGAATCCCACATACCCGGTTCACCGTTGTGGACGGCACCGTAAGCCAACTCCTGCAACACCTTCTTGGCGTGCCACGCATCACCCTGCTTGGCGTGGTGCCAGAACTCGTCATCGACCTCGACGCTGATGTTCGTTGTCCAGTGGGAACCGGATTTGGCTTTGACGTTGATGAACTCGAAGATTTGTGGGTCTGCCCAGTGGATCATTGCCATGCGGGCGCTTCGTCGGACACCGCCGGCGACTACGCATTGCGCGATAGCGTGGTCGATTTCCATAGCACCGATACCGTCGAGGTACTCGTTCATACGGCTGTTGAACACAGTGCTGACTTCGTGCAGCATCTTCGCCAACGGCAGCGGCCCGGAAGCCCTACCACCGAACGTCTTCAGCCGCGCCCCTGCGTGTCGTACACGGGACACGTCGTACACGCGATCCCGGTGTACATCCTCTGGCCGGTAGTAGGTGTCGATCAGATCGACCAGGGCTGAAGCCCAACCTTCCCGGCTGTCCTCAATCGGGAACGAACCATCCCAGTCGTAGGCGAACTCCGTTGAAAGGACACCAGCCTCGTACATTTCCGCGTAGTCGGGATGCTCAGGGTCACAGACGATGTGAACCTTCAAGGCGTGCTGCACAGGCGAGTAGCAGGTCAGGTTGTAGTTGGAGTAGTTAGCCCCAACCCCGCCACCCTCCATCAACCGCATGAACGTGAACTCGAAATGCTCACTTGGCTTTTCGGTCCACCCGGACACCCAGCAGTTGAACAGATGCTCGGCGTTCTTCACCCCGGACGCCCACAGGTGCCTTCCAGCAGGCAGGATTTTGAAGTCCAGCATCATGTCGATGAGGGATTGCCGCTCTCCGTGGAGTTGGTATCGGGAATCCACAAGGGCAAGGTTGCCGTCCACCACCCGTTCGACAGTCTCAGGCCAACTTTCTTTAGAACCATCCGGCTTGGTTCGGGAGTAGGTTCGGTTGTAAACGAGTTCACCTGTCGGACCCCAGTTAATGTCAGTCACACATTTCCTTTCACATATTCTCCGCCGCAATACATTTCTCTATCTTCCGCAGACCAGTTCTCAACCATCATCCGACGTTCGTGCGGAAAAAGGCTAGGAACCACCTGCGCCCTATACATTTCCGACCGGGGTGATCCGTTGAAAGCCAGGTCGAAAATGCTTCTGATGGTTCCACCTGCGAAAGATGCCCACGCCAGGTCTTTCATGCAGGTTTCTACCGACATGGAACCGTTTTCGAGGTATGAAACCGGGTCCATTACAGTCTCTCGCCGTTGACGAAGGAGAAGGGTTTGAAGTCCTGGTAGTTTTGCCTTGATCCGGGGCCAGGATTGGTTGGCTGACCGTTGTACTGGTTATTGGAAATCCACCTAGCTCTTTCTGATGAAATAGCTTTTCTGGTGCCTGGGCCGTCACTCCGTTCCGCGTGCTGCTTTTTGTGGTAGTGGTTCATGTGCGTTGCGAGGGCTGTTAATGCGCGGCTCAATGCTGAACTCTCCGATCCTTCGATTCGCTCACCCAACACATATCGGCGTTGGATCAGTTCGTGGTAGGTGTTGTTTTTCTGTCTTAGCCGTTCCATGCCGGCTTCAAGATCGGCACCTGTTGTTGACTTGCCGATCCCGTTCTTCCGGTTTGTCAGCAGCTTTTTCACTTCGTTGACCGAGTAGCGGAAGTTGCCGGAAAACACTTCGTAGTCGGTGCGTTCCTTAGCAGCTATTTGGTGCCCCATGCTGATGAGTGCGCTGACCCGGTTTTTGGCGTCGAAGTCGTCCAACAGTTTGTCCACCGACGCTGGGCTGGAAAGCAGCAGAACATAAAGCTCCTGTTCGACATCTTCAGCTTCAACGATGGTGGGCCACTGGTATGCGACGATCCGGGCTGCTTTGCGAACATCGTGTTTCATGCTACCGATACGGTTACACATTGTCAAGTGTTAGACCTCCCAGGTTTCGCCGTTAACCGTGAACTTCCCTTTGTTGATGAACACCGCCTGCGGGCTGACGTGCTGACCGTCCACGGTC